ATATTTTAAAAAGCGTAGTAATTTTTCTAATCCACAACTAACCAGTTCTTCTCAAATTATTTCTCCACTTATTGAAAAAGAAAAATTTGATAATATAAAGTTAAGCAGAATGATATATGGCAATAACGAGTTTACTTTAGACACACCATATATTCAAACACACGATGATGCTGAAAATTTAATGGGATGGCTTATAGATAAATTAATGGTTCCAAAAAAATCTATTGGAGTAAAAATTTTTACAACTCCAACTATTCAACTTGGAGATATTGTTACAATTGATTATAAAGATTCTAATAATTTAGATTTAGTAACAAAAAATACTTCTAGGTTTATAGTATATAATATTGATTATACAAGAAGAATAAGTGGGCCAGAAATGACTATTTACTTGGCGGAGGTGTAATGTGAAAGCCAATGAAAGAGAAAGTAGGGTAAAAACAACATCTAAAAAAGAACCAGAGTTTACTGGTCCTGCAAAGTATAGTCCTTTTGTTCCAACTACTCCTGTTAAAAATTTTACACCAACAGTTTTGCCTGCTTACAAGCCATCAACATCAAATGGATTATTTGTTGGGCCAATTCCAATGGGAACGGTCCGTACAGAAACTGGATATGTACCAGAAGTAACATCAACTTCAAAATATTCTCCAGGAGATTTTAGAAAAGCAGAAGAAAAATCTAATGAACCTTTTTACTCATCACAAAATATAGGTGGGGCTTCGCTTGTATCAAATAACTTTATACCAGCCGTAACTCCAACACCACTTACTCCATCTCCAATATCTGCAACCGTTATGGCTCCTCCACCCCCACCAGTTAAAACTGCAACTCTTGATATTATTTTATTTGATGACGAAGCAACAACGGTAGACACTATGGCAGATCTAATATTTGAAAATATTGGCGGACAAGAATTAATCAATATTACAAGATCTGACATTATTAATGGTCAAAAAATATCTTATCAACCAATTAAAAATTTATCATCTATACAACAAAGATATAATCCAAATAATATTCTTAGTCTTCAACAAACCGCAGATAAATATTTTGCTGGTTTTTCAATAAAACTAGAAGATAAAATTCCAAACGAGGGTAATGGAGCAAATGGAGAAAATGTCTATATTGAAGAGGGTACTGGCGATTTAATCATTGAGTTTATTAATATAAACAATGATGAGCAAATTGAGGTACAAATTACCTCAGATGGTACAATATATGAAGCGGATCTTGGAGAAATAAACTCATGATAACTAATACTGGTAAAACAATTATTGCAAAATATTTGCTTGGACAAGCGCCAGCATATGCATCATATCTTGCTATTGGTTGCGGTGCTACACCATTGACTACTGGAGATCCACTTGGAAACTATTCAGCAAAACAAAATTTAGATTTTGAAATGTTTCGTGTCCCAATATCTTCAAGAGGTTTTGTAAATGAAAATGGATTAGATAAAATTGTTTTAACTGCAGAATTACCAACAGAAGAAAGATACGAAATTTCTGAAATTGGAATCTATTCTGCTGGATCAAACCCTTCTGCTGGTGCTTATGATAGTAAGACTGTATTTGCTTTTACACAAACTGAAAATTGGCAACATCATACGGCAGAAGCAGCAGTAGCAATTAATACATTTTCTACTGCATTAGACGCACCAGAATATGATAATGTTATTGCAGTTGCAGATAGTGTATTTCAAACAAGCGGGGATAATCCAATATTTTTTAAATCTCCAAGAGTTGAAAGATATGAAAGACCAAGATTTTTAAACAATGTTATTTTAATACAAGGCGATGACTCTGATATTACAATTAATGAAGAAAGTGGAGCGGCGCAGGATCATTTTGTAATAGAGCCTGGATCAAACCATATACATTTAACTGGCGCTAATATTGATTTTACAAGAAACTCTCCAACAGATGAATTACGTTTAGCCTTTTCATTAATAAGTAAAGATGGTGCATCTGTAACAACTCCAGAAAATGTAAGAATTATGGTTGAGTTTGCATCAACAGAAACAGAAACTGCAGAATATGCTAGATTTGAAGCAGAAGTTATTGATGATAGCAGTGGTGGAGCATATGATTTTTCTACAGAACGATATTTTGTTGTAACAAAACAACTTCAAGAATTATATACTAGTGCAAACTTTACATGGAATGCAGTTACTGTTATAAAAATATATGCTTGTGTTATTGATGCAGGTATTCCGTCTAATAATTATTACGTAGCATTAGATGCAATGAGATTAGAAAATATTTCTACAGTAAATCCACTTTATGGTTTAACTGGATATTCAGTAATTCAAAATGTAGATGCATCAACTATTGTAAAAAGTCCTAATACTAGCAATTATATTGAATTTAGATTTTCAGTTGGTGTAACATAATGCCTGATTCAGGAATTAAAAAAATAAGAATAAGACAAAAGAACCTTCCCACAATAGACGTAAATGAAGAAGGTTATATTTTAAAGTATAGGGTAGTTTCTGAAGATAAAAACAGAACATCACAATGGTCACCAACATCAATTGTTCAACCAAACTATACTTACGTTTCTGGAGATATATCTTTTAATAAATCAGGACAAGTTGCAACCCTAGCCTGGGACTCTGTTTCAATACAAAAAGATGGAGTTGAAATTAGAAAAGCACACGAGTTTGATATTTGGTTAAAATGGGATAGAAATGATAATGGAGATTGGATTTATAAACAAAGAATTGATGGTGCAAACATTTCTTTTCCAATTCCCAGCACATACACAATAGGCGGGGTAGTTCAAGGGTCTGCACCTAACAAACTTTCAGCAGAAATATATTTAAAAGGAACTCCAATTACTAGAGAGTCTGCTTTATTATTAGTTTATGAAGATGGTCCACACACCGTTTAATGATATACTTTAATAGGAGGAAATAATGGCAAAAGTACCACTACCAGAAAGAGGGCAGCCTCTTGATGTCACATATTTATACAGTTTGGTTGATGCTGTAAACGATCTTTCTACACAGGTTGCATCTACAACTACTAATAAAACAGTTATAGATACTGTAAGTGCGGGTAAACAAGAAATTAAAACTTCTAATTCAAGAATAATTGGTGGTTATGTTGAAGTTGCCAACAACTCAACAGTTTCTGCTGGAAATGAAAGAACATTTACTTACGATTTTAAAGATTTTAAATACCCTCCAATTGTTTCTGCTACACCAGTAAATATTGGACAAACTCCAGCGGGACAAAATGTAAATGTTATTTTAAAAAGTGTTACAGAAACAAGGGTTGAAGGTGTTGTAAGATTTGGGGCTTCTGGTGATCTATCTTTAGCAGTACATTTGATTATTGTTGGAATTCCAAACTAAAGGATAATTTTATGATTGCTTGCATAAAATGCAAGGGTAGAACCTTTGTTGATAGACAATATAGTAGTATTCAGCACATAGAAACTTATTGCATCGTGTGTGGCTTGAGAAAGTTTTTTCATCCACCAGCAGAAAGTGAAGAGGGAAGATGGTTACTGGCAAAGGAATTATACAGGGCGAAATTTACAATAACGAAACTGTAATAAAGGGAAATCAAAAAATATGGTTTCTAAATAATGACCTGGTAAGAATTCACCATAGTTCACGATCTACTGGAATGGTTTCTTTTTATAATATAACTAAGGATAGAATTGAAACTTGTTTGCGTTCAGATTTTAGGAAAAATAGAGAAAGAGCCTATACTGTTGCAGAGACTGCTAAGTTAATTAATCGTCATAGAAAGTATATGCCTAAGTTAATTAAAACTGGAATGATTCCTCCACCAGTTGGTGCAAAGTTAAATGGTGAACGTGGATTTAGAATAAGATCTTATTATTCAGAAAGCATGGTTAGGGATATTCGTGCTATACTGGCTACTATACATATAGGACAACCAAGAAAAGATGGACTTATAACAAATAATATGACACCCACAAGCCAAGAATTGACACGGCGAATGGGAGACGGTATACTTACATATACAAAGACAGAAGATGGCAGATTTATTCCTGTTTGGGCAGAAAATATTTAACAATAGAAATGGTGGGGACAATGGAAAACGAAAACACAAAGATATCAGTAGCGCTAGGATATACCCTCAACTTGGGTAATTTTCAATCACTAAGGTTTGACTTTGGTGTAGTTGACTCAAAGCGTGATGGCGAAAATACAGATCAGGCCTTTGAAAGAATGTATAAATTTGTTGAAGACAAATTAACAGAAAAGGTTAAAGAAGCAGAAGCAGAGTCTGACAGTAAAGACTAATGGCTGAACGCAAAGACCGAATGGCTTTGCTCAGTAGATTTAATAAGTTTTACCTGCAAAGGTACGAGCAAAAGTCTAACATGAACCTTAACGTAGAGCAATGGGCTGCCGATGCACTTATTGAGTCTTATGGTATATCACAATGTTATGATTTATTAGAATATTATTTTAATATTGCACAAGAACCTACATGGAATTATTTTGCATACAATGCAGAAAAAATTCTTAATGGTAAACTAGAAGTAGAAGAAGATATTAAACAAAGAGCAGCATTAAGACAAAAAGCAAAGGAGTGGCTGAGTGAATAATACAGAAGCAAAATTAATCACAGCAGTACTCAATGATAAACAAATTCATGTTTTATTACAGGCTAATGTTGAAAATCTTTTAAGAACACATAACGATGTATGGAATTTTATTAGGTTGTATTCAGAAAACAATCAGTCAGTTCCTCCAGCATCTTTAGTAATAGAAAAATTTAGAGACTTTACCACAATAGATGGAGTTGGATCAACAAAACATCACCTTGAAGAATTACAAACAGAATATTTAAATGATAGTTTAAAAGATATTTTACGTAACGCAGCATCAGAAGTTCAAGTAGGAAATGGCTCTAATGCACTTGAACAGTTAATCACAAAAACATCAGAGTTAAAAAAGAATACATCTGCTATTCGTGATATTGATGCAACAGATCTAGAGTCTGCACTTGCATATTATGAAAATGTACAAAAACAAAAAGAGACTGGTCAGATTGGTATTAAAACTAATCTTCCAGGATTTGATAATTATTTGCCTTCTGGAATTATGCCAGGTCAATTGGGAGTATTCCTAGCCTACCCTGGTATTGGTAAGTCGTGGATGGCTCTATACTTTGCTGTACAGGCTTGGAAACAAGGCAAGTCTCCTTTAATTATTTCTCTTGAAATGTCTGAAACAGAAGTTCGTAATCGTGTGTTTGCAATTATGGGCGAAGGTGTTTGGTCTCATCGTAAACTAAGCAATGGTGAGGTAGAACTTGACATGCTTAAAAATTGGCATGCTAATAAAGTTGCGGGCAGACCAGAGTTTCATATTATTTCTAATGATAATGGTGGGGAAGTTACCCCATCAGTTATTCGTGGAAAGATTGACCAATATAGACCAGACTTTGTTGTTGTAGACTATTTACAACTTATGAGTCCAAATCAAAAGTCAGATAATGAAACGGTACGAATGAAGAACCTTTCACGAGAACTTAAACTTATGGCTATTAGTGAAGAAGTTCCGATCATTGCCATCTCATCTGCCACTCCAGATGATGTAAAAGATCTCAGTAGTGCACCAACTTTGGGTCAAACAGCATGGTCTAGACAGATTGCTTATGATGCTGACTGGGTAATGGCCCTTGGTCGTGCTACCAATAGTGATATTATTGAATGTGTATTTAGAAAAAATCGTAATGGTTTTATGGGTGATTTTTTAGTGCAAGTAGATTTTGATAAAGGGTATTATCGTTATAAGGATTTTGAAGATGGCAAGTAAAGATTCTTATACTGCAGACCAAGTTCGTCGTGTTTTAATTGGGGCAGGTGTTGACATTGAGGCAGAATATGGAACCGACTATATAATTTTTTGTCCTTACCATAATAATAATAGAACTCCTGCTGGAGAAGTATCAAAAGATCATGGAATGTTTTTTTGTTTTGGATGTCAAACTACACGAACTTTAATTGAGTTTGTAATGCATATATCAAATAGAACATATTTTGAGTCTGTTAGATATATTAAAAGTAAAGAGCAAGAAACAAGTATTGAGGATTCTATAAACAAAGCGTTAATAGATAAGCCAGACTTTGTGCAATATGATGAACTACTTATTAAAAGATTAAATAATCAAGCACTTGAATCTCCAAGAGCAATAAGATATTTTGAAGGAAGAAAAATAACAAAAGACTCTGTAATTAAGTTTAATCTTGGATATTCCGACAAACAAGATTCTGTAACTATACCAGTACACTCCCCTGACGGCATGTGTATAGGATTTGTTGCAAGAACCATTGAGGGTAAAGAATTTAAAAATACTCCAGGTTTACCAAAAGGAAAGATTCTTTTTAATTTGCATAGAATAAAAACATCAAATATAGTTTATGTAGTA